AGACATGGAGCTATATTATTCTGATGATGGATTGTTTCACATGGAACAGCCGCAGAAGATCTACAGCAATGAGAGTGCCGGCGTTACTGTGATGAACAGTCGAGGTGAAGTTACGCTCCAGGGGACCATTGTCCTCGAGGCCAAGTTCACAACAGTGCCAAAGAAGCCGGACGACCCGCCGTTGTATCGAGGCCCCATCCAGCTGCAAGCTGGCATGATGGTTCACGATGCAGACTTTGGGATCCTGTTTACCTGTTATGCTGGTCGGAACATCGATGTCCACATATTCGAGCGGCACGAAGACACTGTTCGAATGATTAGCCAGGCTGTTGCTGACTTCGAACAGCACCGAGCTGAAGGAACCTGGCCCGAACCAACCAACATCGAACAGATGAGTTACAAGTACACCGAGCCGGATCCCGAGCCGGAGATCGAACTCGATCCCGACTTGGCGCGGGTGGTTGAGGTGTATCAGGATGGTGTCAATGCAGTGAAAGCTGGTGAGCAGCTGAAGGCAGAAGCCACGCAGACTCTGATGGGCGCACTTGGCAATCACAAGATCGGCAGAGTAATCAGCGATGCTGGCAAGGAATACAGGGTCACCTGGCCCTGGAGAACAACCAAGGCCAAGCCGCCTAAGCTATGTCCACACTGCCAGACAGAGCTGGAACCAGCAAAACCAGAAAGTACCAATCGTCAAAAATCAATATCAGTAAAGGAAAGCTAATGAGTAAATTACCAACCTTGGCCCCGCAGAATATGACGGAGGCAATGGACTTCTCGAAGATGCTATCGCAGTCCGAGATGGTCCCGAAAGCGTACCAGCGTAAACCCCAGGACATCCTGGTGGCGGTCCAGTGGGGCTATGAGCTGGGCCTTCAACCACTCCAGGCATTGCAGAACATTGCTATCATCAACGGCAAGCCGTCGGTCTACGGTGATGCTGCCCTGGCCCTGGTCAAATCAGACCCTCGATGTGCTGGCGTAGCCGAGCGGGTCGAAGGCGACGGCGATAACCGGACGGCCTACTGCAAGGTCAAACGTCGGTATGGTGAGGAGATCGAAGAGACCATTGGTCAATTCAGTGTGGCTGATGCCAAGCGCGCAAGACTCTGGGGAAAGCAAGGCCCGTGGTCACAGTATCCAGACCGCATGTTGCAGATGAGAGCGCGAGGTTTTGCTATCCGCGATGCCTTCCCCGATGCGCTCAAGGGTGTAATCACTGCTGAAGAGGCTCAGGACTACCCTACAGAGGCGAAAGACGTAACACCGAAGGCAAACCCCCTGGATCAGATTAAGCCAGCCCTAGAGGCTCCTAGCGATTTGGATCCTGAACCCGAAACAGAGATCGAAATTGTTCCATTGCCGCCTGAATTGGAGCCACAGCCTATCAAAAAGGTTGAGGTCTGGCAGAGATACAACCATCTCGGTCGGCCATACGGCGGAGAAACTAAGATCGAGGAAGATTTTATCAAAGGTTTAACCGGTTTGATGGACAAGTATGAGAGCGTTCAGATGAGTCCTGACGGTGACACAGTGGAGCCGCGCGAAAAGATGACGATGCTGCGTATGCTGAAAGAAAAGAATCTTGAGCAGATCGAAGCCATGCGTCCTGAGAACCAGGAGAAGTTCGAAGCTAAGTACAAAGCTCTTTTGCGTAAACTTGGAGCGGAGTTGAAAAATGACTGAGCGTCGTAAATTCAATCTGACTGAAAAGCAGAAGCATGTTTTCGATTACATCCAGTGGCATTACACCGAAAAGGGTGTGATGCCCACGCAAAATGAAATGGCTGGGCAGCTTGGACTGGCTCAGGCCACAGTGGCCAAGCATCTGGCGGCTATTGAGAGGAGAGGCTGGATCCAGAGAGCTAATGGATTTAAAAATGGCCTCACTATTTTGTGATCGAAGCCATTGAATTTGGATCCTCGGATGAAGATACCCAGGCAGCCATCCAGCAGGCGTGTGTTTGGAACCGCCTGGGTATCGAGTGTCTCCTACTGGGAAAAGGAAACAAGCTCTTGTTGGTCACCAGAGAGGAATATGACCACAAGCGCTGGCATGATTATCGCCTAAAACGGCTTCCAATCATAGAAATATTCAGAGCAAAGCGCGCGCCAATCGATGATTAGTTGCTCTTTTTCTTCATCAGTTTAAGCCTTTTCATTGCGGCTTTCTTGAGATCGGGGTTCTTCTTATCTTCTTTCGAAGGACGCCCGACTTTAGATCCGTAAGTTCCTTTACCCATAGGCATATCAAGTTCTCCTCATTTTCTTCTTTGCAGATTCACGCAAAGCCTGGGCAGTTGGAGCGCCCTTCTCTCCAGGCTTGCGCATCTTTTCACCAGATCCCTTCGCAATACGCTCACGTTTTGCATGGATATTGGCCCAAAGGCCAGGTTTCTTAGCCATCAGCAAGATCCTCTAATCGTTTAGCATGGCGTTCTGTTCTGTTCGTCGTCTGACGATACAGCTTACTGCTCCTTAGCTGGGCAGCTGCTTCTTTCCAGTCTCGAGCTTCGATAGCTGCATGATGTTTAACAAAGCGCTGATATCCTGGAAGACCAAGCTGAAACGCCAGGCTTATGATTGTTACCTGGGCATCTTCTGGCATTTCTTCGATGTCTGGGTGTATCCATTTCGCATCATTTATTGCGATCTGCACATCTTTATTGAACAAATCATGGACACGCGCTTCACTAACGGGTGTTCCTGGTGGCCAGCCATACTCATAATCGTCCTTGGTTATAAGATGACCGATTCCACAGCTGGGTTTAAAAAGCGAGTCAAGGTACACCTGGTACTCGCAGCCCTCATCTTGCTCTAAAAGTTGACGTAATCTAGCTATCATTTACCCTTACCAAAAAATCTTGTTGCACTTCGAACTCCGAAGGATGCCGCAACGATTACGCCAAGAGTATATTGATACCACCCAGGCATCGCCTCGAGCGCCTGGAATCCCTGTTCTGTTATCTGCCGACCCCAATCCCCACAAAATGATAGGATCAATGGGATCGAAAACAAAACTGTAAGCCACTCGTCTTTCCAGCTGGCCTGAGAACCCTGGGCCATGACCCGTTCCCATTCGGCCTCCGATGTAGCAGCTGAAAGCATGATCTGTGCCTCGGCCTTTGACTTAGCAACTCTTGCTTCAGTCTCCGCAGCCTTAGTCTGCACCCTGCCTTGCAACCATGTACCAGCCAGGTTTGCAATCGGTCCTATGAGAGAACCAATCATTTCTTTTGCTGCCAGCTGGTGGCACCAAAGTAGATAGCGATGAGACCGCTTAAACTATACATGATGGGATTAGCTCCACCGCCGCCATATTTTTGCGGATCAATTATGTAGCAAATCACTACCGCCATCATCATACCCAGCGCCACCCAACACATCCGCCTTCGATTTACCTGGTAAGCCTGTTTGTCGGGAAGATTGTCTTCACTGTTTGCCATTTACGATACCTTTCAAATGGTCCAAGTCAGCTCTGATGCGTTCGACTTCACGATGCCGACGCTCCTGAGTATCAGGGGACGACATGGAGGCTAATATCGATACTCTATGGGTGGTCGTATCAATCGTATTCTCCAATTTATCAACCCTGGTATCTAAGCGCCGGAGACGTTGTTCGATGTCTGCGGTTTGATCCGAGAGTAATTTTATTTCGCGCTTCGCAACGGCCCCTGCCGCCACCACACTGATCAGCATACCGGCCAGTGTAAGCAATAATTTTACATCTACAGCTGCGTCCATCGAGCATGAATCAATTCATCTTTGCGAGAACAGCAAGCAACAACAGCATGATCGAACCTGATGCAGCTATAAGAATTGCTTCCAGTCTTTTCACGCGACCAAACAGATCCTTGAATTGAATCTTCATTTCAGTCTCGATTGCAACGATCTTTTTTTCTATGCCATCGATGCGCTGATGCGCTGATGCTACAGTTCTTCTGTCCATTACACGGCCTCCGCAATGGTTAGTGTGCCTTCCTCAACTTGGCGCAAAATTTCGGCGTAGTGGCGGTTTGCTGGGTCTAGTGGGACGGACATCTCCTGCCCATCTAAAATAATTTTTATCTGATGGATTTGTTGTGTATGTATATGTCTAACATATTGGGCTGATGTAATATTCATTTCATCCATCATTATAACTCCGCATCCATCGTCCAATCGAATGTGCCAGCTTGAGAAGCACCAAGGCTTTCATAAGTTATCCAAAAACCATCTTTATTGACTGTTGTTCCACCTTGGCTCCCACCAGTTCCTAAATCTGTATAAGATCCGGTTGGTGATGCTCTCATTTGTACCGGAAACAAGTACATACCTCTCGAATAGCCACCACTACTTGGATAGCTTGTTGATCCAGAGTTGACAGATTTTATGAAGTACCTCTGGCACCGTGCAAGCTCATCCCCATACGGGCGATGCTCAAACGGGGTTGGAGAGCCAGAGCTAATTTCTAATTGAAAATCCGTGAACTCGATGTAGTCACCAGACGTTACACTAACCATACCTGTATCATAAGTAATAAGGCCAATAGATGGGTTTACTGTTGTACTAGAACTGTCAATAGAAAACGAAACTTTCTCCCAGTTTCCATCGTTAGTGAACACAGGGCTATTTGCATCAGAACCACCAAAATCATTATATCGGAAGCGAGTATAAGCGTTGTTACTTCTGACCCAACAACTAGCCACCAGATTTACACCAACAGGGATGTTTTGAAGTTCTATTTTTTGACGTGTACCAATAAATCCAGTCGCAGATGATGTTGCTACAATCTTCATTGCCTTCTTAGTAACACCGTTGATTGTAACAGTCGTTTGCTGAACGGTTCCTGAAACACTTGCCTGCCACATTTTCCAACGGTCTAAATAATAGGTTTCACCTGAATAAGAAGTAGCAGATGTGTAATCGCCACGTTGGCTGACAATAAGTCCACCGTTCACCACAATATTACGAAAACCATGTACCGCTGTGTCGGCAAAGCTGTTGTTCTGGATTGTGCTGAGTGCCATTGGCTGGATCCTTACGCTAAGAGTGCGTCGAGCGTCAGTGCCTTAAGTTCATCAGGAGTAGTAGCAGCTTCGATGCGAGCGTCACTTGTAATGTCGCGCAGTACTTGTTTTTCAGCAGCAATCTCAGCAGCACCGGAGCCAGCTTCCAACGCCTTCATGTAAGCTACATCGAGATCAGCTAGTCTTGGCGCACGCGCAATGCGTAAGTTATCCTTATGGATTGCCTTTGCAGCAGCCATGTCTACTTCAACAGCATTGCCATTGAACTGCCATGCACCACGGAAGGTACGGTCACTTGGTACTGTTAATGACGACGCATCTCTAACATCGCCATTGATATTGATATAAGTCGTCATTGCATAATTCTCCATGCATTGCGGAAACTACGGTCACTAGGGATTAGTTCAACAGGCACTATCCGCATAATGCACCTGTTACCTTGATAGTCCCGCCATACAGCAGGATCTATGTCTTTCATAATCAGGTATTCAATCGCTTCTTCTTCGCTCATAGCACCGATAGGTTCAGCGTATGGATGTTCCTTTGGCTGACCATCAGGTACATCTCTGTCTCTCTGGTAAGTGTCGATAGGTGGTAAAATGCCACCCGCCAATGCACACGCCATCCAATTAGGATCAGGGACTAGTACCTTCGCTGGTTCGTCTGGTGCGGTAGGATCTTCAAACAGTACACGATACTTAGACTGCACTGGCTCTAGACGAGACTTAGCTTCTAGCAGTCGATCCCAGAGATGCCCGTGCGTCATGCTAGGTCTCCGAAGTTTTGGATTTCAAAGTGATCTGTGTCAGACGCTCCACCACCATCAGATCTTGCAACTACGTCAACTTTTGTGTCGACGTAAGTAAATTCTT